TTGAGGCAGATGTCTTTGCGGAGTCTTCAAGCTTTTCAACATCAGATACATAGTTGTCCATTTTATTCAAAAATTGAACATACCAATCTTCTTCTGGCTTTTCAATTCCTCCAGATAGTGCCAAACCTTCTTTAACGTCATATTCCGCATATATTTCTTTTAAAATATAAGTGTTTCCAGAAGAAGTCGTCCCGTGAATAAATGGCATTATCTTCAAAATACCATCAATTTCTACAGCTTTAGGAGGAATAACCCATCCAAAACGCATATGCAAATTTGAAGCAGAAACATCTACTACAGGGCAGTTGTCTCCAACCCCATCTTCTCTTTCGTAATGAACTTGAATTAATTTGTCAATCAAATCAATGTTATCCTCAAAGCGATTTACTTCAAACATAATGTATTGACTATTTGATTCTCCTGAGACACTTATTTGCTGATCTAAATTTCCAATTTCTTTATTGGAAATGATAATTATTTGAGAATCCTTATATTTACTTGTTTGGTATCCAGGAACAGAAGTAAACTGTTCTTCTTCATAAAAGTCTGTTTCATTCTGTTCTCTTAGAAGTTCTTCTACAGTAGGCAAGGTTAAATCACCTCCTGTTCTACGATTTCTTGATTTGTGCAAATTCTAATTCCATCTTTTTCTCCAATTACTTGAACCGAAAAGTCTCTCCATGTGAGTGCTTCATGCGGAATAATACATTTATTTTTTATAATTTTTGCTGGATGTTGTTCTTTTAATCGAGTGAAAACAGCAACCTTAGACATTCCCGACCAGTCACTTCCGAAGCAAAACACCGCTTCAAGATATCCCTTTGTCCCTGCTACTATTCCAGAAAAATCACATGTATTATCTTTTTTAATTCTTTGCCCGTTTACATAAAATTTTAATTCTCTCATGCTACATTCGCTCCGTCCCATGCTGGTTCTATACAAATAAAGTCATTCCCAAGAACATCTCGAGCTATTTTTATTGCAAAACAACCATAATTTGCTATAAAATTGCACACCCATTCTTCGGCTTGAATCCAAAATTCTCTTTTTACCATTTTGTGCAATTCAAAAAGTAGACCGCAACTAAACATGATGCAATGTCCAAGTTCATGTAAGAAAACATGGTTAAGTAATTCTTTGTTTAATAAGTTGGAAATAAAAATAGATTTTTCTGAATAATCAGATGTCGCAAGAGTCATTTCCCCCGTTCTATCAACCAAATGCTCGTCCCAAGAGTTTACAAAAACGACCTTCCACCAATCTCCATTTATATAAAATTCTCTAAACATAAAGCATCATCCCTTAAACAAAAAGCCCTCAACCGCAAAGCAGTCAAGAGCTCTTATATCATATTATTGCATCTGTTGAACTAATTTTGTAAAATCATTTTTCAATGATTGACGTAACGTAATGTCTGCGTCTGCCCACAAATTTTTTATATTTTGAATAACATCGTTTGTATAATCCCTCATCGATTCTTCCATTTTACGTTTAGAATCTTGGTCGTGCGAATCATGGTAATGTCTACGATATTCGCTATATCTATCGTAGACCTCTCCGTGTTTTGAAGGAGTTGAATAGATTTCTTTGTCATTATGATATCCCATTCGATAATTCTTATCCATAAAATCTGGATTATTCAAATACATATTCATCCAATCATCCGGTTCCATCGGAAGATATGGTGTATATCCCCGTCTTGTACCATGACCTTTTGGAGCAAATCTTCCATCTGAATAACGATACCGATCGTATCCGGCCCTTACGCCCAATTTGTCAAGAATTTTTTCTTCTTCCTCTGCTTCATCCATTGCTTTGATTATTCTTATGTTTTTATCATATTCAACAAGATCTTTTGCAATATCAATCCATTCTCCAAGTTCTTTTAAATCTGCGCAAGATACATTGTCGATTCCTACTGAATCAACTTTTGATTTTGCGCAATCTACAATTTGTTTTGCAAATTTATGCATTATACCGCCCCTTTCTTAGTACTCTTTGCACTCGTTGTAACTAAAGTACCATCTCCGTTTATAGCTCTAAGATTATCTGTCGGAACGCAGCATACATTTTCCAGCATTCTAAATGTTCCTGAATCAGAAGTAGTATATACCCTCATAGCATATTTAGTTCTTGTTCTTATTCCACTTGCTGTAAGTTGAGTGCAATTTGGTTTTGTCACAGGATAAAGTACCGATCCTGTTCCTATTTGAATTACCACTGGGGCATTTATAGTTGTGGTCGCTGGAATACTTTGTGCCACAACAATGCAATATTTTTCTTTGTTTTCATAACTTCCAGACGGCAAAGTGATTATTAATTGCCCATCAGTAAATGCCACTGATTGACTTATAACCAGCCTATCACAAAGTTTACATACATTTTTGCATCCCATATTTTCTACCTCTCAAAAAATAAGAGGTGGGATTTTACCCACCTCTTAGAAATTTAGTCAACCTCTAAGGGTGAGTTATTAGCAACATCCGTTATTGCAACCATATGCATTGTAATATGCATTTGGATTAGGAACTACATAAGCCGGAATGGCCGCTGGACTTATAGCATTAATAAGTTGCTGGGTCTGCGCAGTCATTGCCGTTGTAAGAAGTGCGCTCTGTCTATCCTGAGATGCAGCAAGTCTTAAATCATTATTCTCGCTCTGAAGAGATGCGATTTTTTCGTTACACAGATAATCAAGAATTGCTCTTGTGCCCGCATTCTGGCTGTCAATGATGTCGCGAGTATTACTATTCATAGTGTTCTGTAATGCGCAAGTATTAGTTGCCATGTTGTAATTTACACCCTGAATAGCTTCTCTTGTCTCACAGCAGCAATTAGACAGTTGAGTTGCAAGAGCATTTGTATTTTGCATGTTAGCTACAGTATCAGCATTAATCGCCTGCTGAATTCCAAAAGTGTTCTGCATTCCAGCAATAGTATCCTGCTGAATTGCGTTCTGAATCGTATTCGTTCCTTGGAGTAAACTTGTATTCATGGCGTAAAAGCCATCACATAATCCGTTTGAAATTCCATCTAATTTGCTAATAACTGCCTGGTTGTCGAAGCCTCTTTGAATATCGGCCTGTGTAGCTGCTGTGGCAACGTATCCGCTGCCATTTCCGCCAAATCCATTTCCAAAACCGCCATTTCCCCAACCAAACAGAAGGGCAAAAACAACAATAATCCAAAGCCAGTTTCCATCTCCCCACATTCCATCAGAACGTTCTGCGCCGCCTGTGGCAGCTGCAATATCCGCTAAAGAATATCCACCTGAATTCATCATAACAAAGTCTCCTTTTTATATATTTACAATTGGAGACAACCCGGGACGCCTCCAAAATTGTAGCGATTTTAATCACCCAATTCTGGGGAGGTTAAAGAAATTATTTTGCTTCAAATTGTTCTTTTACTTGTTTGAACATTTCATCGGCATTTACATTTCTTTCTTTGCAAAGATTTCTTGCCAGTTTTTCAATTCCGGCACCGTCACCTTTTTCCATCATTTGTAATGCATTATTCATTACAGGATTATTTCCTGTTTGTTGTTTTAATGTATTCACCATCATTTGTTGAGGGTTTTGAGCATTTCTTAACATTTGTATAAAATTCATTATCGGATTTATCATTTTTGATTTCCTCCTCTCTGTTTGGAGGAATCATTTGCTGCCTGTTGCACAGGTAACATACTTTTTATTCCTGAAAGTTCAGCAATTATGTCAGTTTTTAATTGAGAAAATAAATCACTCAGCATGTTTGTATCAACTACTGATTGATTAACATTTACTTGCTCTGAATTTTCCGGTAAAACCAATTTATAAGTAAGTATTTGGCTTCGACCATCAGGCTGTAATTGCTTACAATATACTTCTGTGCCATCTGCTTTTGGATACCACGTCGCCATGCCCGACATATCAACATCTTTTGCTTTAACCGCATCCATTCCATCTACAATCTGTCCTGGCAGTCCTTGAAAAGTAGGCATATTTCCAGGTATTTGAGTTGAAAATGTTTGCTGAATCTGTGGTTGATATTGGGGCGTTCTCTGCATTGACATCTGTGGATAAGACGCTGGATACTGAGAATTTGCTGGATAAGCACTCTGCCAGCTGTTTTGATAAGGCATCATGTCAATTCCTCCCTTGTTTTTATACCTTTATTTTAATACAAAACAAGCATGAATAACACGACACTAATCCGCCATATCGAATTCATACAGCAAAGCCGTTTTTTCTATTTTTCTTTTCATATCACGATTTATTCTATCTATTGTCCTTAAGCTATAGCCCATTATATCGGCTGCTTCCCACAAGGTTTTATCTTCATAAGCGCGCAACTTAAATAAGCAAGCTTCTCGCGAATTAAAGCCCGCCATGTGCAAGTAAAATTGTTTTTCTTCCTCTATGAATCTTTTGTAGAAATTTCTTTTACTCAAGTTAAAACGCCTCCCTCATTATTACATACCTTGTACAATAGATAGTGCAATTAATCCTATGATAGCGACACCTATTGCACTGCCTATTGCAGAAATAATTGCAGAAGTAAATTTATCAGCATTTTTAGAGGGCTTATCATTTATTTCATCAATTTTATTATTTATTTCCTCTGTATACTTATCAATGCGCTTAAGTCTTTCGAAAATGTGTTCGGTGTTCGACTTATGAGCTTCGTTTGCCAAAGTTAATTTTTCAAATTTGTCATAAAATCCTTTTTTGTCTTCTCTATCTCTTTCCAATCGCTCTTCGATTGCTTTAATTTTCCCGGAATTTACTGCAACTTCATTTTCAATCCTGGATACCTTTTCTGCTAATGTACATTTTTGGCATTCTTGCATACTTACACCTCGCTGTACTCCCGTTTTCTTTCATTTCTCCCCTCCACACTCGCGAAATGTCCCTGCGACGCTCCGGGAGGTTTTGCGTCACGCTCCGTCTTATTTGTTATTTTAAACTATTTTAGCAACAGGTATAATTCCTCTTAATAAACTTAATGGAGTTCCGGAGGTTTCATAGGAGACAGAAGTTCCTGATTCAGAAAAACTAACAACTCCTTCTTTTCCTTGTTTGTCATAATAATATTGTGCAATTTTTCTAATTTTACTCTTGTATCGTTTCATGGCATTTTGTTTAGCTTTTTCCATTTCAAAATCTGTCTCAAATCCATATGGATACATTCCTCGCGCCACTTCTTCTGCTGCATCATCTATTAAAATTAGTAAAAAAGAAGATTGTTCTGGTGTATAATCATCACCAATACACTCAATTAATTCGTTTAATATTTCTTCCCTCATAATTATTCCTGCTTTCTACGCGAAGTTTTAGAGCTGGAATTTTCTTTTTCTGCTTTTCTCTGTTTGTCCTGTATTTCTTTAGAAGTGCCAGAGATTAAATCCGGCACTTCCTCCCCTGCTGCGTAGAATTTTCCGTTTCTTTTTATAATATGATCATAAATCACTTACTTATCCTCCTACTTTACTTTAAGGACATAAGTACTATCCATACCTTCAAATGACGGAAGAACGATTTGAGAAGCAGTTGTAGAATATTGTACTGGTGGACCGTAATCTGTTTTGACAGCAACAGCCACCCCTGTATCAACAATGCTTACATCCGCATTTGAGTCTCCAAGAAGAGTTCTTTCCTCCGGTGTCACTCCATACCAAGTATTTCCAAGCTGTCCAGCCCCGATAATTGTTGCGTAACCATCTGGATAAAACTTCTTTTCTTTTCCGTCATAATCTGTGTACATCTTATCATATAAGATAGGCTGCAATCCTGTTTGTGTCGCAAATACATCTTTTGCTGCTGCCTTAGATAAAAAGTCGACATTTACACCCGCACGAGTCACAAATGCATTCTTAATTTGCTTCATATCAAGCAAATAATTAAATGTAGTAGTATTCATCATAATGTAAGTTGGCACGACACCAATGCCTGATAAATAATCTACTCCTTTTTGTACATCATTTAAAGGCTTCGCGGTTTCCGGATTATTCCATGTATCACTCCCGGTAAGCTCGGCAAAATGTTTTGCTTTCCAAGTGTTATCAGAATCATATTGGTAACTGTAAATTGTATTATCTGCTTTTCCGATATCAATTTTCATTACTCCGTCAATCGGCGCAAGCAGTTGCATACGCATACGTTCCGCGGAAATATTTGCTCCATCAATAAGATTACCTACATCGTCATAAATGCGTTCAAGAACTTCATTTAAATATGGGTCATTTGAG